ATCCGGCTGTTAAAAAACACGAAGATGAAATAGTTAATAATGTTGGTAAAGGAATCTTTGAAATAATTGGAAAACCTTTTGAGGGAACGAAATGAAATTAGGTCCGATAGCTATTAAAATCCGTGCTGCAGAAACTCGATTTAACAATCGTGTATTTGGAAGTGCAGAATTGGCATCGGCATTAGAGTTTACATTAATGGCAGAATCCGCTTTTATTATCCCTTTGTCTGAAACTGTAAGTAATAATAATATGGATAATGGAATAAATCAAAAAATTACAGAAAGATTTGCAGTACTTGTTGCCATTGATAATGGATCTTCTGATAAAGATAAGATTGGATTAACTGCATATGATAGTTTGCATGATGTAAGAGCTGAAGTTTTTTCAGCCATTTTAGGTTGGCAAGTTGAAGACGCAGAAAGTATTATTTCATATGGTGGTGGTCGTACTGCTGGTTTAAATAGGGCCTACCTCTGGTACCAATTTGAGTTTGTCTACGGAACAAGATTAGATGATGATGACGGAGTTGATGATGGAGTTGATGATTTAGATATGTTTGATGATATATATGCTCAGTATATTTTATCACCGAGTGTTAAATTAAATGATGCTAAAGAAGGGCCTCCTGGATTACCAGTATCGGTTATAGATCCTGATATGTCTCAGGTAATAGATTTTACCTCTAATAAAGATGTCGATGGTCCATTTGGCAATGGATTTGGAATTGTATTTGATGTGTATAAACCGTAAGGAGAAATAGATATGAAGGAATACACTGTGTTTTTAGTGCCACAATTTAATCTTCTTGTAAGAGATCCAATGACAATGGAAATTATGCTTCCAAAAGGAGAAGTAAAATCATTGATTGGAAAAGAGGGTCGATATTGGAGACGTCGAATTAAAGAAGGTTCTGTGAAAATAGTAAAGAAACAGAGTGCACAAAAGAAATCAAGCGTACAAAACAAAACGAATGTACAAAAGAAAATACAAACAAAATTTCGAAAAACAAATGAGGAGAATTAATCATGGCCATAACTTTTAACAATATTCCCACGGCTACTCGAACCCCAGGAACCTACGTAGAGATTGATAATTCCAGGGCATTAAAAGGTCTTGTTCAGAATCCTCACAAGGTTTTGATTGTTGGTCAATTAGCAACAGGACTTACTACACCAACACCAACAGGCGATTTAGACGTGCTATATGCTATATCAAGGGATAACCTGGCTGATGGATTTTTTGGCCGAGGATCCGTTCTGGCACGTATGTGTAATACATTTAAGTTGAACAACCCAAACACTGAATTGTTTGCAATGGCTATTGGCTCTGGAGATGCCGGAACAGCTGCAGGATGCTCAATAGATGTTGAAGGTATGCTTTATAGCACAGCTGTATCTTGCAATGGCACTTGGTATTTAATGATCAATGGAGAAAATGTTGATGTTCCTATTACTTCTGATATGGGATTTGGATCAATTGTCGCTAGATTAGTTGCTGCTGTTAATTCAAATTCAAATTTACCTGTTACTGCTGCAATTAATGGAACTAGTGTCGGAAAAGTAGATATAACCGCTGTATGTTCAGGCACATTAGGAAATTATATCGATGTGCGTGAAAATTATTATGCAGGTGAAACAACTCCAGATCATTTTGTTTCTGGTTCTGTAGGTCCATTGACAGTAGGTTCTGGTGGATTGGCATCAAGAATTTTCTTTAGTCCGATGACTGGTGGGGCAACTGATCCTGACCTAGATGATGTTTGGGCAGTAATTGATAATGAACAATTTCATTATATCATTCAACCGTGGATTACTACTGCCAATTTAACTGCAATTGAAGACGAATTAGATGATAGATTCTTGCCATTAGAAGATCTTCAGGGACATGGATTTACTGCAGCAAGGATGTCGACAGTTGCCAGTATCGCTACATTAGGCAATGCAAGAAATTCACCGCATAATACAATTATTGCATTTGACGATTCTCCAACTTGTCCGGAAGAATGGGCAGCAGCATGGGGAGCAGTTGCGGCATGGAATTTGAATAATGATCCTGCAAGACCATTACATACTTTACAGTTGAAGGGTATTTTACCTCCTCCAGTTGAAAAAAGATATACTAGAGCAGAAAGAGAAGCAGCATTATATGATGGCATTGCAACATGGATTGTTTCTGCTGGAAAGGTATTGATTGAAAGGTCTATTACAACTTATCAAACTAATGATCTTGGATTTCCTGATACAAGTTACCTTGATATTCAGACATTAGCAACACTTGGAGAAATTAGGTATCAGTATAAAACAAGGATGCTTAACAGATTTATTGCACCTCGATTCAAGCTGGCAGATGATTCGTTTCCGGCACAACCCGGTAGTAAGGTCGCAAGACCTAAAGATGTATTTGCCGAGACAATTGCATTATTTACGTTACTTAGGGATAAAGGATTGATTGAAAATTTAGATGAATTTATAGCTAATCTCATTGTGGAACGTGATGCAACAGATAGAAACCGAGTGAATTGTTTGCTTCCTGCTGATTTGATTAATCAGTTTCGGATTATTGCAGGTAACATACAGTTCATTTTGTAAACAAATTATAGTTTTATAATTTATAATTATAAAAACAGAACGGGGCAATATTTTCAGAAGGCCATCTGTTATTTAACGATAACATTTGGTCTTTTTATTTAAATTAGGACTAAAAAGGAGAAATCAACATGGCACGGATAACAGGTCGAGTAGAAGTATTAGTAAATAATGAACTTCTTTTAAACAAGGCAGGCGCAACCGCATCTGGTATTGGTATTTCTGGACAACCAAATTTTGAATTAGAATCTATTCAAGGTGATGGTGGGCATCATGGTTATATTGAAAAACCAATTATGGCAAGATGTGAAGTTACTATTACAGATCGTGATGACATTATGTTGACTGATTATGCGACCATTAGAGAAAATGGCACTATAATTTTTAGATCAACCAATGGTGGTAAAGTTTATACAATGGAAGGGGCAACTTGCTTAAGGAATTTTACAGTAACAGCAGGTGAAGGTGAAACACCATTAGTATTTGAAGGAAACTTTTGGACAGAAACTAAAAGCGCAACATAAAAGGAAAATTAAATGACAGAAAGCAATATAGTTCAATTAAAATATCCTATTCCTATTCCTAAAGAGGGCGGCGGATTTGTTAATATAGGTGAATTAACACTTGGAAGATTAAAGGCAAAACATCTCAGATTATTGCCTGATAATTTTATGGATAATGAAGGACAATTAGCCCCGCAAGATATTCTGCCAATTCTTGCAGGGTTGGCAGATATCCCTATTGAAGCTGTTGATGAAATAGATATGTCTGACCTTATAGAGGTAGCAGAATCTCTGCAGGGTTTTTTAGAACAATCCCTGGAAACTGGGAAGAAGTAATTTGGGATATTGCTTCTACATTTAGTTTTCAACCCGAATCAATTTGGGAAATGGATATGGACGATATAATTTTTTGGAATAAAGGTTCAGAACAAGTATCATCTTGGATGAAATAAAATGGCTGATAAAAAATTTGATCTCTCGGTAATAATGCGCCTTATTGATAAGGCTTCTAAACCACTTAAAGAGATTGGAAGAGAATTTGAAAAACTTGGAAAAGATACTGCCAAAACAACTACAAAGTTTGAAAAACTTAGTAAAACTTTAAATAGAGTTGGTACTAAGATGAAAAGTATTGGTCAGAATTTATCTTTAAAGGTATCATTGCCATTGGGTATATTGGCTGGATTGGCAACTAGATCTGCCATAAAATTTGAAAGCGCATTTACTGGCGTTCGAAAAACTGTTGATGCAACTGAAGGACAATTCAAAACGCTTAAAAAAGAATTAATGGATTTAGCATTAGAATTGCCTGTTGCTACCGATGAGCTATTTGGCATTGCTGAGGCTGCTGGCCAATTAGATATTAAACTTCCTTTTATTCCAGGATTTGTTAAAACTATGGCTGCCCTTGGTATTGCCGCTCCTGTATTAGATATGCAGCAAGCAGCAATACAATTAGCTAAATTCGCAAATATAACTCAAATGTCTCAAGGTAATTTTGATAAATTGGCATCTACCTTGGTGTTTCTTGGAAATAATTCAGCAACTACCGAGGATTCTATTCTTAATATGTCAATGAGATTGGCGGCTGCAGGTAAACAAATTGGTGCATCCGAATCTGAAATTTTTGGTCTTGCCACTGCTTTAGCTGAATTAGGGCTTGAGCCTCAAATGGGTGGTACAGCTATTTCAAGAGTTATGAGAAAAATGAAAAAAGAAATTGCATTAAACAGTGATTTGGTACAAGGTTTTGCTGTAGTTTCTGATCAAAGTGCTAAAGATTTTAAAAAATCATGGGAAGAAGATTCATTAGGTGCAGTAGTTAAATTTATTGAGGGATTAGGAACTCTTAAAAAACGAGGGTTGCCAGATATAGAAGTGGTTTTAGATGCATTAAAATTTGATGCTACAAGAGTAGCTGATGCATTAGGTAGAGCATCCGGCTCCGGTGATCGATTTCGAGAAACAATAAAAAAAGGATCCGATGAATGGAAAAGAAATACAGCTTTATTGGAAGAATTAGGCAAACGATTAGAAGATACTGCAGCACAATTAAAAATAGCTAAAAATAGAGCCGAACAAACCGCTGTCTCATTTGGGGATATTTTAAAAGTTGGTCTTTTAGAAGCTGTCGAAGCCTTAAAACCGTTAATGGATTGGTTTAGAGCATTAGATACTGATATTAAAAAAGCAATTATTGGGGTAGGAATATTTGTATTCGTATTAGGTCCTTTAGCAACAGCTATTGGAATAGTTTTAGCTGCATTTGGTGGTGCTGCGGTAGCAGGTGCATTATTAACTATAGGTGCAGTTACTTTGGCTTTTGTTGGAATAGGTGCTGCGATATTTCAAATTATTAGATACTGGGATGATCTTGAATTAATCTGGAAAGATTGGTCAGAATGGATTGTAGATTTAACAGAAAAATATGTTAAATTAGAAGAAGTTATTAATAGAATTAAAGACTTTAATGCATTTGTTCAAAATCCTATAAAGTATGTAATGGATCAGAACGAAAGAGATAAAAGATTAAATGAAACAAATAAAGAAATAAAACAAAAAAAATCTCGACCAGGTAGATTTCAACAATATGCTGGTGATGGGGCAGATCCACTTAAAACAAAAGAAGAAATAAAAAAAGAACGGGAAAATGAAAGAGATAAAAGATTAAATGAAAGATCTAAAAGATTAGAAGAAATAAAAGATATAGGCTTTATAGCAGATAAATTTAAATCCCTTAAACGACTTAAATCTAGGCCAGGTAGATTTCAACAATATGCTGGTGATGGGATAAGTCCATTGGAATCCAAAAATAAAAATATTTTTAAAGTTGGTGGTAATATTCCAAAAAATACTTCTGAATTATCTAAAACAGAAGTTACCATTGAAGTAAAGGCGGATCCTGGAACTTCTGCAATTGTAGAAAAAATAAAATCAAAAGGTAAATCTATATTTAATCTTATCACAGATGGATTTGTAGGAAAGACACAATAATGGCAGAAAATACAATATTAAGTTGGCATGATGCACTTACAATGCATTATGATGAAGGAGGACTCAAAGGAAAAGCTTCTTTTAGAGATGCCTATTTTTTTGTTCGTGACACTGGTACATCTTTCGGAAGAAGAAATATTATTCATCAATACCCTAAAAGGAACACACCTTATATTGAAGATATAGGATCCGATACTGATCAATTTACTATTCAGGGATATGTTGTTCAAAATTTAGAAAATGATCAGAATTATTTTGAGGAACGAAATGCCCTTATAGAAGCTCTTAAAAAAGAAGGTCCTGGCCAATTAT